CAATAAAATAATGCTTGACAAATCTCTGAAAATGTGCTATTATCGCCTTACAAGTTCAAAGCACACTATAACGGAATCAGGTCAGTCCCCTACGGGCGGAGTATTATAGCCCACGATGGAATAGGGGAATAACAGACGATAGTCATTCCCCTTATCGATAGCGAGAAACAATCTACCGATAGCACTCTATAGTATTAGTAGGAACTAAACTTTTTTTGTCTTCCTAAAAGGATAAAAGACTTCATGTCGGAAATTGAAAAACAAGTTGTAATCGAAGATGCGCTACCTTCAGGTGATGTCGTAAAGCATAAGCGCCCCAAGATTAAACGACGTGAAGTAGTAAATGGTAAACCCAAGTTAGGTCGTCCCTCGAAGGCGGCTATCGCCAAGAAGAAGAATCCCGGGGTGCTGGGCAGACCTCCCGGCGATGCAGCAAGGATTGCAGAATTTAAAGCAAGGTTGTTGGCTACGGCTGGTGACAGTGTGATTACCAAGATTATTGAGACAGCACTTGCTGACGGTCATCCTGCACAGGGTGCGATGCTTAAGTTCTGTGGTGAGAGGTTATTACCACTGTCTAGTTTTGAGGCTAAGAGTGGCGGCGGTACTCCGCAGATTTCGATTAACATAACTGGAATCAATCCCACGATTGAAACCAGCGAAGTAATTGAGAACGATGTTACCGATGTCGTGATTAGGGATTTAGATGAGTGAACTAAACTTCCAACTGCTAAAGTGGCAGCAAGAAGTATTTAAAGACCCCACTCGCTTTAAGGTCATTGCTGCTGGGCGACGTTGTGGTAAGTCAAGGTTATCGGCAGTAACCCTACTGATTGAAGGGCTTAATTGTCCTGAAGGTTCTAGTGTGATGTACGTTGCACCGACGTTAGGACAAGCTAGAACGATTATGTGGGATTTGTTGATGGACTTAGGTAGACCTGTAATCAAGTCTGCTCACATCAACAACTTAGAGATTACGCTAGTGAATGGGAGAAAGATTCTCATTCGTGGTGCGGATAACCAAGACTCACTGCGTGGTGTGTCCTTGTCGTATTTAGTAATGGACGAGGTAGCGTTTATTAAGGCAGAGATTTGGGAGCGAGTGCTTCGAGCTGCTTTGTCGGATAAGAAGGGTAGAGCAATGTTTATTTCTACTCCTTCAGGTCGTAACCACTTCTATGAGTGGTATCAGTTAGGACAGTCTGGGACAGACGAGGATTGGAAGTCGTGGCACTTTACCACTGCGGACAATGAAACGATTGACCCTAAAGAGATTGAAGCTGCTAAGAGGACACTGAGTTCCTTTGCCTTTAATCAAGAGTATTTGTCTTCCTTTAACAACGCTGGTTCAGGTTTGTTTAAAGAAGAATGGATTAAGTTTGGTGAAGAACCAAAAGACGGTAGTTGGTATATTGCAGTAGACTGCGCTGGTTTTGATGAAATAGGTAAGAAGAATACCAATAAACGATTAGATAAAACCGCTATTGCGTGTGTAAAGGTAGATAATAACAATGTGTGGTTTGTGGACAAAATTGAAACAGGGCGTTGGTCAACTGAAGACACTGCGCTTAGAATACTTAAAAACATCCAAGAGTATCAGCCGCTGGCAGTAGGAATTGAGCGAGGGATTGCAAAGCAAGCGATTATGAGTCCACTGATGGACGCTATGCGAAGAATGAACTGTTACGCTCACATTGAAGAATTGACGCACGGCAACAAGAAAAAAGTAGATAGGGTGACTTGGGCTCTGCAGGGTAACTTTGAGCATGGCAGGATTGTCCTAAGCGATGAAGGTGATTTTGATTTGTTTGTCGATGAACTCTTAATGTTCCCTACACAGGGAGTACACGATGACACGGTGGATGCCTTAGCGTACATCGAGCAAATAGTCCGCCCCAACTTCGATGTTGATGATGGTGGCGATGAGTGGGAAACTTTAGATGTAATCAGTGGTTATTGATAAGGAAGCATAATGTACGATAAAGAAAACGAGTTTGTTCCTCTTAATGTGGACGCACTGAGTAAAAACCCAGTAGTTTGGGAAGTGATTAAAGAAGAACTCCAATACCTTAGTGGCGAGTGTTTAATGAAGATTATCACAGCCGCTAAAGAGCAAGGTTTAAAAGACAAACAAATATTCATGCCAATGGAAGAAGTGGTTGAAATTGAGTTTGTTGACCCATTCAACGACGAAATGGAAGACTAAAAATGGCTGAAATGAAAGATAACAACGAAGGCACGAAGTGGGAAGAACCTTCGGAAGCTGACAAAGAGTTAGCAGCGTTCGTTGTACAACACTGTGATCGCTGGCGTGACAGCCGTGACGAGAACTACTTAGAAGACTGGAAAGAATACGAGCGTATCTTTCGTGGTGTTTGGGCTTCTGAAGACCGTACTCGTGAATCCGAGCGTAGTCGCTTAATTAGTCCCGCAACGCAGCAAGCGGTAGAAACTCGCCACGCTGAGATCATGGAAGCAATCTTTGGTAACGGAGAGTTCTTCGACATCAAAGACGACATCATGGACTACAACGGTAATCCGATGGATGTCCAAGCAATGCGAGCTTTGTTGATGGAAGACTTAACCCGTCACAAGATTCGCAAGTCGGTAGACCAAGTTGAACTGATGGCAGAGATTTATGGTACTGGCATCGGCGAGATCATGGTTAAGACCGAGATGGAGTATATTCCAAATATGCAGCCAATTCCGGGCAGTACTCAAGCTGCTTATGGCGTACAAGAAAAAGAATACTTCTGCGTTAAGATTAATCCAGTCAACCCTAAGAACTTCCTGATTGACCCTAACGCTACTTCGATTGAAGATGCGATGGGTGTAGCGATTGAGAAGTTTGTCTCTATCCACAAAGTGGTAGAAGGCATGGAAAAGGGTATCTATCGTAAGGTAGACATCGGACCTGCTGGCAACGATGACGACTTAGAAGTAACCCAAGAAGTGGTACAGTATCAAGATGACAAGGTAAAGCTCCTTACTTACTACGGATTAGTCCCTAGAGAGTACCTAGAACAGCTTGAGAACGACGGAGACGAGGTAGTTGACCTGTTCCCTGAGGATAGCACTGCAGACACCTACAGCGACCTTGTAGAGGCTATTGTAGTCATTGCTAATGATGGCTTACTTCTCAAGGCAGAGCGTAACCCCTACATGATGAAAGATCGTCCTGTAGTAGCTTATCAAGATGACACTGTCCCTAATCGTTTCTGGGGTCGTGGCACGGTTGAAAAAGCATACAATATGCAAAAAGCGATTGATGCACAGCTCCGTAGCCACTTAGACAGCCTAGCCTTAACTACTGCTCCTATGATTGCGATGGACGCTACTCGTTTACCTCGTGGTTCTAAGTTTGAAGTTAAACCCGGTAAAGCGATCCTCACGAACGGTAATCCGTCTGAGATCATGTTCCCATTCCACTTTGGACAAACTAGCCCTGAGTCTGCTGCTACTGCAAGAGACTTTGAGCGTATGCTTTTGATGGCAACTGGTACTTTAGATAGCCAAGGAATGGTATCGCAAGCCACCCGTGATTCTAGCGGTGCTGGTATGTCGATGGCTGTCTCTGGAATCATCAAGAAGTACAAGCGTACCTTAACCAACTTCCAAGAAGATTTCATGGTCCCGTTGATTAAGAAGGTTGCTTTCCGTTATATGCAGTTTGATCCTGAGCGTTATCCTTCTGTAGACATGAAGTTCATTCCTACCGCTACATTGGGTATTATGGCTCGTGAATACGAACAACAACAGCTTATTGGATTATTACAGACACTTGGACCTGATACACCTGTATTGCCAATCATCCTCAAAGGCATCATTGCTAACTCTAGCCTGTCTAATCGTGCTGAGATGGAGCAAGCCTTGACTGAAATGAGTCAGCCTAACCCAGAGCAACAGCAGATGGCTCAGATGGCACAGCAAATGCAGATGGAACAGTCACAAGCTACTACCCAATCCTTGCAAGCTAGAGCACAGCGTGACCAAGCCGAAGCTCAGAAGACAGTCGTTGAGACCCAATTACTGCCTGAAGAACTCAAAGCCAAGGTTATTAGCTCATTATCTACCAACATTGATGGTCAAAACCAAGACAATGAGTTTGAGAAACGTGCAAGAATCGCTGATCTCATGCTTAAAGAGAAGGACATTGACAACAAAGGCAAGATAGTAGAACTGCAAATGCAGAAATCAACACAAAAGTAAAGAAAACTATTGACTTTTTAGCAAATCTGTGGTAGAATTGCAACAAAATAAGTAAGTAAGTACTCACTTCTCCTCAAAGGACAAAGAAGCATGATAGACAAGAAACTTCAGGAATACTACGAGAGCAGATTCTCGATGATGTCAACTCAGGGTTGGCAAGATTTAATGGAAGACGTGCAAGTAATGTTCGATTCGTTGAACCATGTACTGTCAATCCAGAATGAAGCAGATTTAATGGTAAAGAAGGGACAACTGGACTTGCTTCAGTGGCTAATTACCCTTAAACCTGTTTCAGAACAGGCTTACGAACAACTCATTAACGACTCCTCGGGAGAGGCTCAGAATGGGTAGTAAAAAATGTTCGTGCTGTAAAGAAGAAAAAAGTTTTTCTTTGTTTAGCAAAAACAGTTCTAGAAAAGACGGGTTACATCCCTCCTGTAAAGACTGTAAAAACAA